CTGTTGCCCCTGCCGTTAGCTCTATTACTACATTCCCGTCTCCAGTTGTAGCGTGGTCAGAAACTTCTAATGTACCTCCTGTTACCCATTTACCTAATATTATTGCGTGTAGAAAGCCAGCAGACGCTTTTATAACATTATTATCTCCTGCAGCCGCTACATAACTGTAGGAATATTTGTTTTCTACATATTGTACTCCAAAATTATCCATATTTTTGTCCTTTAATTAGTTAAATAATCTCTATTCTGCCCACAACCTCGTTATGGGCAGTAAGAAACTATTTCTTTACTTCAGTTTTAGCGTCAGCTTTTTCAGCTTTTGGCTTTTCAACTTTAGAAGTATCAGGTTTTAACGCATTGAACCATTGTCCGATGTTTTCTCGTTCGTTTTCTGGTACATCTTCTATGCGAGCTCCAATACGTCCTTCTAGTTTCAGTTGCAGTTTATTGATTTCGTTGATTTGATTATTCATTTCGCTAACTTTAGTTTGAAGTTGTTTTCTAACATCTTCATTCTGCAGAGCAGCGACTTTATATTCAGTCAACTTTTCTTTAATTTGTGCAATATCCATAAGAAAGTCCTTTCTATATATTAGTTATTAAGTTTCTATCCTCTAATTAGAGGTTTAGCTTGCAGTTGTGAATGTAACTCCAGCAGCTACAGCAGAGTATGCTACAGCAAACCAGTTTGTTCCATCACATTCAAGGTCTACCCAGTCTCCAGCAAGAGCTTGTCCGTCAACAAATGATATCGTATCTTCTCCAGTTGCAGTGTCTCCAGCGGCACCAGCAGCATTAACGGCAACACCTTTTATGATGTTAGCAGAAGCATTCGTAGTTATTGTATAACTTGCTTCTGCAGGTGCAGCAGTTACGATAAATTTGAAGTGCAATCCAGCAGCAGGTGCAGGTAATGTAGATACAAATTCAGTAGCACTGGCAAGGAAGAATGTACTCCCACTTTCATCAGCACCAATCACATTGGTTCCTGTTACAACTTCTGTTAAGTGCTTGCAAGTTAGAGTAGAACTCATTGTTACTGCTTCAGTGAATATTGATGTTCCAGCAGATACATTTAGTCCTTCAAGATTTGAAGCATTACAAGCTATCTCTAACCCGTAAACTGTTGCTCCTGCTGCAGCCGTTGTGCTTTCAATCCTTAGTAACGCACTTCCAGCAATCATTGTCCCGTCAGAAGTTATATGTACAACTCCTTTGTCGTTAGCAGTAGCTCCACCACAGTGGAAGATATAAGCAGAAAGAGTAGCAGCGTCAACGTCAGCAGTTATTCCTGACATATCAATACCATTACAATCTATTGCCATTGCGAAAGGATTATTCGTAGCAGTTACGCCGTCTCCTTCTAATCTTAGCAAAGAACCAGTAGCATTTAATGCTCCAGCCGCGTCAATTACTAAACAACCACATCCAGCACCGATAACTCCGCCTGAGATTATCTCTACAACATTTGCAACACCATTTACAGATGTAATTGTTGTAGCGTCAGTATCAGTAATAACCAAATCTCCAAGAGATAATGTTAATGCGGAAGTTCCAGCAGCAGCACCTGCGATAACAGTTGCTCCGTCTGTAGCTACACTGAATAGAATAGTAGAGTCATTAGTACAGTTAATGTATCTTCCAGCTCCAGTCATTGTTGCACCACCAGCGTCAAGTTTCAACATATCAGCGGTAGTAATCTTATCCATTCTTACTTCAATCCCGTTTGCTCCAGATGTAGCTTCAGGCAAATCAACCCAAATTCCGTGAGCTGCGTCAGCTCCAGTAGAAGCAGCAACAGCACTCATCGTTACACTTATTCCGATAGGAGTACTTGTAGCGTCTCCAGCAGAAATTACTTCAAGTCCTATTCCGTCGTGAGCGGCAGTATTAGCGTTTAGCTTCAATACCGAACCGTCTGTGATAGAAGTAGAAGAGAAGTCAGCAATATCAGTAGTTGTAAGTGTGTTGTTTACAAGTACTAAGTTTGATTCGTTATCTGATGTAGTAATCGCAAGCTGTGCGTCCATTGTGATGTCGTCTCCACCAGCTTCAAATGCTATATCCCCAGCAGAGTCAAATGTAAGAGTATCACCTACTAACTCTATTACATTCTCAGTCCCACCAGAGGCGGTTATAGTAAGGTTAGCAGTTGTAGCAGCAGAACTAAATGTAGCTTTTAAGGCACTAGCGGATATTAGTTCCAGTTGTGAACCTGAGGAGTGGGTGATATTAAGTGGACAATCCATATTAATATCATCTCCGCCTGCTTCAAAGTTTATGTCTCCCGCAGCGTCCAATGTAATTGTAGTACCTACTAATTCAATTACATTTGCATTACCACCAGAGGCAGTAATGGTTAGATTAGCAGTAGTCGCAGCCACATCAAATGTTGCCTTAAGTGATGCATTGTTTATGAGTTCTAATTGAGGACCAGTTCCTACAGTCACATTAATAGGTGCGTTAGCGTTAATATCGCTTCCACCTGCTTCAAGGATAATGTCTGCAGCAGAATCTAACGTAATGTCTCCATTGGTACCAGTAGCTATTTCAAAGTCAGCGTTTGTCCCAGTAGTTGTTAATGTAGTAGAACCGTCATTGTCAACGTCTACTACAAAGTGATTAGAAGCATCATATTTAACTGATAATTGGTTTGCGTCAACATCAGTTATTATAAGTGAACCATTGCTCGTTAATAAATCACCAGCAGTAACTGTAAATACAGTTGTGTCAGCGTTTCCAGCGATTACAACAGCTCCATATTTACTAACTGTAAATGCGGAAGTATCATCGTCATTACAGTTAATAAAAAATCCAGTAGTAGTGGTCATCGTTCCGCCACCATTATCTAAGTAAAGTAAATCTCCATTAGTAATAGCGTCAGCAATAACAGATAATACTGTTCCCGTAGTTGCAGAGTTAGCAGTTATTACCATTGCCCCAGCAGTTCCAGTAGCAACACCGGCAGTTGTCATTGTAGAAGTAAGAGCTAGTCCTACCCCTGAAGTAGTTACACCGTCTGTGATTGCAACTTCTCCTCCAGATATAGTTAAGTCTCCGTCAGAAATTACAAAGTCTCCAGTAGTTATAGAAGCGGCAGTCGTTCCTTCTCCTGTTCCTTTCATAAGAACTGAACCGTCATCTCTAACTGCGAATACTTCTGAACCGTCAGCTACAACAGATATTGCAGCACCAGCCGCCCCCATAGTAGAAGCAGCAACAGTAATTTTCAAAACGTCTCCTGTCGTGAATGAGCTACCGTCAATATGAAGTCCTGTACCAGTAGTATTTACTGGTGTAAGAAGCATTGTTGTATCTCCAGCACCAGAAGTAGTATCAATCGTTAAGATGTCTCCACCGTCGCTATTCTCTCTAATAAGGAATTGTTCAGCGTTGTCTCCGTCTATAATTACAACTCCTTCTAATGTAGATGCTCCAGTTACAGCAAGAGTAGTCCCAACAGTTATTCCAGCAGTAAGAGTAACAGCACCAGTAACATCAAGAGTTCCACCAATAACTGTATTACCATTAGCTCCAGTTACATCAAAGTGTGTAAAGTTGATTGTAGCAGTAGAACCAATAATAACATTCCCACCAACGTTTATAGCGTTGGTAATCCCAGCGTCAGAAGCGTCTACACCGTCTGTAACTGCTCCAGCAGTAGTGATGATACTTATAGCGTCATCAAAGACTGAAGATGTAGCATAAGCGTCCACAACAAGTCCAGAAGCAATCGTCCCAGATGATGTGTTTCTAATTTCAAAGTTGTAGTCATTAGAACTGTCAGATAGATTAAAGATAACATCAGCAGCGTCAACTGCTATAGTCGCTCCTCCATTATATGCTCCGTCCAGAGAACCAGCAGCAGTACCGTCAACAGAAGACCAGCCAGTTGCTTGATATACCATTACTTTCCCAGTAGAAGAATTATAATAGATTTCTCCAACTTGAGCAGATGAAGGGGCTGTGGTCGCACTTCCTAGCTGTAAAACATCTCCATCGTCAATTTTCAACCCAGATAAATGAGTATTAGATTTTTCAGCCATATTTTTAAGTTTAAGTTAATTAAGTTTTCTAGCGACCTAAGCATTTAATCCAGTAGAGCCTACCCAGTTACGCATATCGTTCGCGCCAATTTGGTAAGAAAGCATTGCTCGATAACGAATTTCACCTGTTTCATAAACAATATCTTGAGGATAAAGCGTAATATCCTGTGATTGTTTATATTGTAGTCCGTACCAGTTATTCTTAAGAGAAGAGTCAAACATCCAGTAAGCAGTGTCATTCGTAAGGTATCTTAATGGAAGAAGTTTAAATCCAGTTACGCCAGAAGCATTGTCATTATCAGCTGTTCCAGGTTTCTTCTTCATATTTAAGATTTCTTCTGCTCGTCTGTGAACAGTTGAGTTTAATTTACAAACAAGAGTATCTAACTTTATGTCCATTATCATTTCTTTAGGGTCAAGAATAGCAGTCGAAGTCTTGTGTGCAGCTTCTAGGGCATCATAGTCAAAGTCCATATTATAAGTTGACCCATCGTAAACTATGTTGTTCCAGTTGCTTCCTCCGCCCTCGTTTGTGTGAGAAGCTGAGAAATAAGCCACACTATCACCGCCAGAGGTAGAAATAAGTCTATTACCATATTCATCATCATAATCTGTATAACTTGTAGCAAAACTGTTGTTAAGTTGGTCTGCGGTGTTCTTTTCTCGTTTTGCTGCACAAGAACGTCTTAATTCAGCAGGTATTCCTTCTAAATGTCTCTGCTTAATCCCAAATCTCCACATATCTTCTGTAAAAGGAATAATTTTAGAGTGTTTTTCCTGTGTGTAGGTTTTATCATACCCTTCTATAGGGCTTTCTTTAATTGCTGCTGCGTTATCTGGTTGGTAAGCTGCTAATCCAAGTCCTGAAATTGAACTATCTTTCTCATAGTATTCAGCTCCAGTTTCTGTGTTGTAATATTTCTGGTAGTCTGTGTACGTAGTCAAATTTGTAACTTTCATCCATATATCTTGGATAGAAACTTCTAACAGGTCTGCAGCCGCAGTTATGTCAAATGGTATTTGCATATTTTTAAATTAAGTTAATTAAAAGTTACAACAATTACGAAGTAACTATTCCTGTTCGTTCTATTCTAACGATTGCTAATTTATCAGAACCTTCCTTAACCATTCGTAATATTCTGATAATTCCAGCAGTGCTTGTATCTGGAGTAGCGTGATTATCAACAATCCCAGCGTCAGCAAGATTATGAGTAGTCCCGACCATTGTTGCTGCAACCATAGTAGTGTTACAGTCAGCTAACCAGAATGTATCTGAGTTAATAGGGTATGCGTCAACTGTGTATGAAGAGCCGTCTGCTTGCAATACAGGTGCAGATTTAGCAACAGCTTCAACAGAAATACAAGTTTCCGTAGAACCATCACATTCAGCCAAATCATTAGCAGCAGTCCAATAAAGCACATCTCCAGCTGTTATGCTAGTATCTGTAGTAACATATGTAAAAGAAGCTACTTGTCCAGCATTGCTTGATGTATAAGGCGTAAGCATATTTTTAAGTTTAAGTTAATTAAATGGAGATTATCGTGATGATGTTCTCCTTGAAGGCGTGTAATACTGTACTGTTGTGTCTAATCCGTGTTCTTTTCTAAACGCTATTTGTTGTTCTGTCATTTTTTGTTGTCCGCCTTTTGCTTGGTAGGTTGCCTTCCCTGACCCGCCAGCAGAAGCGTTAGGGTCTATTTTCGTTTCCTGTTTAGTAGTAACTGTTGAACCAATTTCAGCATTATATAAAGTTTTTGCTCTACTTAATGCCATACCAAGTCCAACAGAAGGGTTAGATTTATTCACAGTATTGAACGAACTAAAAATTTCATCAAACTTTTCATCTCCATATAAAACAGGATTTTCTGAATAGAATTTCTGCTTTATACTTTCAACTTGTGATTTGACTGAACTTTTAAATTCATTCTTAATAGGAGCGATTTTAGCTTCAATCTTAGCGTCAGTTTTTAAGTCAATCCACTTTTCCCAGTCATCAACAGTGTAATCTCCGCTCACTATTTTCTCTTTGAGTTTTGAAATTTCATTTTCTCCTATTACGGGAGTAGGAATTTCTTTCTCTGTTTGTTTAGAATTTTTCTCTAGTAGAAGTTCGTCTTTGCCTTTGATTTGGTCTTTAAGTTTCTCAATCTCTTTAACATATCCTGCAAAAGTATTCTTCTGGTCTTGAGTAAATTCTTCGGCGGTTTGGTCCGCTTCTCCCTGATGTTCTTCTTCTAAAGATTCAGGTTTTGTTACTTCATTAACTTCTTTTTGGTTTTCTTCTTTTGAGATAACCTCTTTTTGGTTCTCATCTGTAGAAATATCCATAATATTCTCCTTTAAATGCCTAACGAAGTGCTTCGCTTCGGCTAACTAAAAAGGCACTCAATGAGTACCATAATCCACACTTGATACAACCGCGAGGGAATATCAAGCGTGAGTTATGAAACTCAGCGATGCCTCGCGGTTTAAATTATTAAATTTTAAATTAAAATGTCGGAGTAACTCCGTCCCTTGTCATTCTCTTAACTAGATTAGCTTTAACTTTAGCGAGGAATAATACTACTTCATTTATTCCTCCTGCTGGCGTTATCGGGGTTGATGACCTTATATCCTTATCAACTTTATGGTTCTTTAGTCTATCTGGCATAGTTAGATGAAGTCTGTACCCAAACCCTGTAACTTCTTCTGTATCAGCTATTATATCTACTCCTAGTGTCTTATCAATCTCCGACCTAACTTCTGGTGGGATTTTAGGATTATGTGGAGCAGGTGTTAATCCTTTCTGTGTAAGTTCAATCAATTCAGGATTTTCTAGTCTTTTAACTCTATCTGTAAGATTAGAAACATTTTCAGCAATATCAGCTACTGAATTTTTTAATTCTAACATCAGTGTCTTAATATCATTCGGAGTAGCGGGAGCGTTCACAGCGGGAGCGTTCACAGCGGGTTCTTTTTGCTCCGCTATTTTATCCCCCTTATTTATTCCTTTGTGTCCTTTTTGAAATGTCATATTATTTCTCCTTTAATAAATTATTATTAGTGCTATACTCTAACTTTACTAATTGACTTTGGGAAGTCTACCATCGTTTTAATCTTTCCTCCTTTTTTAATATCCTGCGTGGCGATAAGTTCAACAACTACTGGTTGATAAGTTATTTTCTGCGTTATAGTATCTATTAAATCAATTTTATCTTCGTCACTCCCTACTAAGAAAAGAATTGCTTTTAAATGGTCTCTTTTTACTATAACGGTTTTCTCATCAATAGTAAGTTTTATAAGTTCATTCTTTCTCGCATAATCGTTGTAGTTTACTTCTATGGCTAGTTCTTCTCCATTATTAGCGTAATTTTTAATCCCTAATTTTTGGTAATCTTTAATCATTCTCGTTTGCTTTAAACATTATATCTTGTATTAAATTATCTAACGCCTCAAACTTTCCGTCCCTTACACCTACATTATATTGAGTTTCATCTGCAGTATCTCCTTTAAGAGCAACAGTAGCGATTGCTTGTTTGTGCTCTGCTACTAATCCCTCTAAAACATTCAAACTTCCATCTTGTACAAATTTAAAATGTTGTTTACTCATTTCTTTGCACCCCCGCTCTGGCTTATAGGTTTTTTAGACGCTTGTCCGCTTGCTGATTGCATATTAGACATTTCTTGTTGCATTGCTTCTATATTAGCTTGAGATTTTGCCCCTTGTTTAGCTTTTTCTGCTTCTGCGTCCATTTCTTGCTGTGATACTAGCCAATCGTTAGGTTCGCTTGAATTATCACCCGATATAACATTAGAAGCTGATTTATAGAGGTCTGTTACTGGTAGTTGAGCAATAACTTGAAATTTCTCTAATGCTTTCTGTCTTTCTAACTCTTTGGACGGCATTAGCATATTTTCAACATTTATCTTAATTTCTCCCTCAAATTGTATTTCTTCTGGAGTAAGTTCAAAAATGTTTTCTTCTTTCCCCTCTTCAAAAGTTACGTCAGGTTTTTTGCCGAATAATTTAGCGATACCATTCCCAATCTTATTACCCTTTTCTTTTCTGTCTAATTTCATAGGAACTTTTCGGAACTCTAATTTAGCAATTCCTTTTTCAGTTCTTGTAAACATTTCTGGACGTTTCTGTATTTCTTGAGTATATTGTCCAATCTCTTCTTCTGATAATATCTTTTCTATTTTAGGTTGTTTGTATGCTTCTTGTATAAGGTCATTTATTAACCCTGCTCTTGTCTGCAAACCATATTGAACGTTTCTTAACGCTGGCGTAAGTCTTCTAAGCCCTGTCTCCTTGCTCTGTAACGCTTCAAAAGCTGTTTTACCTAATACTTCTCCTGCTACTGCCTTAGTTATCCCTGTGTCCTTTTCTGTAAGGTCTCTTAAATACTCAACCATTTCTTGAGCTCCTTTAATTGACTGTCCTGAATTTCTCTGCAACCAATTTACTTTTGTAGCATCTTGAACTCTTTTTAAGGTATTCGGTTCTATCTTTAAAAAGTCTTTGTCTAAATTTTGAGCTCCTGAGTATAATCCGAATGGGTGGATTGAAAGCACTAATTCATTGATACTCATATTAAGAATTTTATCCACCAAGTTCTGGTTAGCTTTAAGTATCTCTGCTAATCCTATTCCGTAAATACTTTCTGAACTTCTGTAATTCCATAACCCTGTAAATAGAGATAATCTTTTATGAGCGTAAGGTAGTTCGTCCCAAGTAAGCATAACATCATTAGCTACTATAATAAATTTATCATCTGGTTCATTCTCATAAAAAAGTATTTCTACTAGGTTATCTGATACAAAGGATTGGTCTTTTAAGTGAGCAGTATCCCCGCCTGGTTGGACAAATTTGAAATTAGGATAATGACCAAATTCTTTTTTAGCATCCTCATATTGATAAACTCTTCTCCACATCCAATCCCTAACACTAAATCTATTACGGGGTTTAGCCATATCATCTATCCAGACATCATAAGGGTTAAGATTTTCTGTGTAAGGTTCTTGAAATCCGTTAATTTCTTTTATGTAAGCTCTACCAACAGCGAAACCATACAAGCATAAATTAAATATAAACTTCTCTACTTCGCTTCTTGCGTCTGTTACGTCATAATTCCACTCATAACATTTTTTAATAAATAACTCTTTTCCTTTAAATCTTTTATCTAACGCAGTGAATACAGCGTCGGGGTTCTTTTCTACAAATATTGAAAGAGCTGTTTGTACTTTTTCAAAAACTAATGACTGACTAGCTTTACTCATCCATTCCTCTGGTACTGAAAACTCGTGAGGAGGATACATTTCATCAGCGTCTCGCCATTTAGCTTCTATATTTAATCCGTGGTCATTACTTTTAACTTTGTCTAGCTGTTCTTCTCTTTCTTTAAAAGCATCAAAAACTTCTTTCTCTTTACCTTCAGGGCTGTAATTCCCTTTAAATTGTTTTTGTAAAAATAAGCTCATCTATTTTAAACTTTATTTTATTATTACCTTGTTTTTTAAATCTTCTTCATCTTTCTCTAAAATATCTTTCAGTTCTTCAGCTGTTAGCTCTATTTTCTCTCTACTAAAGATATAGCTAAAAGTGTCTTCTACTGTATATCCGTCTGGATAACAGAAAGAGGAAAATCCTGAAAGTATCCAACCCTCTTCCCCTAACTCGTCCATTTCTTCTTTACTTAACTGTTTTTCTACTAGATAGATTGGTAAATATTCTAGTTTCATTTTGTAATTTTAGCAATTATATCTTTACCTCTAACAGCTAAATAGTTTTGGTCTTCAAATTGAAACTCTGTAGGAAGTGATTTTAAATAAAGAATAATATCTCCTACACTATAGTTCTCATCATCACTGGCTTTAATGTCTGCTATTCCTATCATCGACATTTCTTCTTGGTTTTCTTTTACAGAATCAGGGATAACTATTCCATTAGTAACTTTTTCTGCGTCTTCTTTAATGACTTCTATTATAAGATAACCATTTTGTGGTTTTAAATTATTCATAGTTGTTCCTTTAAGTATTATTTAATAATTTACACTCCCTTTTTTATCTACTGAACTCATCCATTCGCAAAATCTTTCATATACTTTATTAACGTCTTTTACTTCTTCACCTTTAAAAATAAACTTTCCTTTTTCTAATTTTAAAACTTCTTCAAACTTACCATCTTCTTCGATGCTAAAAATCATTTTATTAGGCAAGTTGATATCTAGTGTAAGACTATCATTTACTATTACATTATCCATATAATTTGCTCCTTTAAGTATTACTTAATAGCACTTAGAGAATTTGGTCGCAGATTAACCAACCAAAAACCCGCTAAAGGCTTTCCTAAGTGCTAATAAATAACACCTAAGTTCCTTTAGCGGTGGTTCCCGCATACGCGGTTAATTTACGTTCTGTCATTATTATATCATTAAATTAATTAAAAGTCAATTAGATAAATTATAATGCTCAAAGACAGGGTCATTATTAGTCATAAGTTCAATCACACATTTCTTACATAAATGAGCACTATCAGATATTCCTCTCTCTCCTTTGGCTCGCTCTTCATTACACTCAATTATTACTGTATGTTTCCCGTCAGAAACTTTATAATTACCTCCTTTTAGTTTTTCATTAATAGGACTTCCTATCACAGACGTCTTTTTTATAAATGAGCCACATTTATCACAGATAATTTTATAATTAAATTCTTCTAAGTCTTTATCACAATTTGGACAATATAATTTGTTCATAATTTAATGTTAGTTAATTATTTCAGTAGTTTTATGAGATTGTTTATTATTCTCTGGATTTACAGCAAGTTCTTCTTTATAAAGTTCTTTCTTGATAAGAAATTGTCTAAATCCATTCTGGTTTCCTGCAATCTGTCTTAATTCTTCTACCCAATCCTGATGAGGGTTTACACATTTCTCTGTTGAACAGTGAGCAATCCTATAAATAGTTTTACGCTGTTCATCAGATAAAATTGCATCAGAGCTAACAATATTTTCTATAACTGATAAAGCTACTTGTTTTTGAGCTTCAGACTCTGATAATTCTCTACCATTTTTTATTACTTTACAATGGCTCTCATCATATTCATCATAAAAAACGGATTTTTTTTCATTGTTCATAGTTTCTCCTTATTAATAAATTTTAGTTATGTCGTGGCATTCTTTACAATATATTGTAGCGTTAGTATAATATTCAAATACTTTACCGCATATACGACAATTTAATTTAGCATTAAATAATTTTAAAATAAACTTATGTTGTTTTTCGGCTCTAAATATATTCATCAAAAAACAAATAAAATATTTTTTTAGTCTATTCATAGATTTTAGTCAGATTTATTCATAAATCTTAGTTATATCTACTTCTTTCTGCCTCTGTAAGTCTTGAAACCATTTCGGTTTAACTGGTTGAGATATAGGTGGATTACTTAATAATATTCTCCTCAAATCCTCAATTAAGTGGTCATTTTTGTCAATAGGTTCTTCTTTTTTGTTTCTGCTCTCTGCAGACTTCCCGCTCCATTCTTGATAAACCCAATGCTCTATTTCCCAAATCAATCTTCCACAGTTTTTAAATATTCTTAGTTCGGGGATCCCGAGAATATCAGCTGACAAAGCTTTTTCAATCCTGTGTATTCCTCCCCACTTGTCTTTACTCCCTTTCATTATCTCAATACCTTCTTGAGCGAATAAATCTCTAATACAAATACCTGTTTGTTGGTCTTCTATCCAAGCTACGGGGTCGCAGAGAGTGTAAAGTGGATACATTCCTAAATCATCTCTTTTCTTTTTCATCTTGCCTGCTATTTCTTCAATCTTGCCGTGTTCGTAAATCTCATCTATTACATACTTATAACCTAATTCATCAACTGCTAGCCAAACTACAGCTATTTCATTTCTTGTATGGGGGTCTATGGCTTCTATAAGTGTCCAATTAGTAGGAACAGTAAAGGGGTCTATGGTGTGTTTAGCTCTGTTAAAGTCTTTAAATACTAATCCTAATAAGTGTCCGAATTTACCCTCAATTCTTGCTAGTCTTTCATCTTCTGGATATTGTCTAATCATTCTATTAATATTCTCTCTGGTTAGAATCCCTCTTGTTCCTGCTATATCTTTGCAGTTAGCCCAAACGTCAGCTGTAACTACTTTAATATCTCCATTATCTCTCTTATTGTAAATGTCTTCTTCTATCCAAGCAGAATAAGAAAGAGGGGTCATAGTCCAAAATAAAGTCATTCCTGTCCTTGCTCTAGCGATTGTTGCTAAGAATATATCTTTGGGAGCTGGTTCATCTATCCAACAGAAGCCTAAATCAACACTCTCAAACTCTTTAGCTGATTGTTCCACGCTCATTAAATCAAATTCAAATCCTGTGTTAGTTTTCCATTTAGCCTCATATGGTTTGGATTCTTTGCTAGTATTCCAGTATTCTGTGTAACTATTAGCAGGAAACCATTTTTTTAATTCTGGGACTATTTTCTGTTTAAGAGTGGTTGGGTCAGAAATAATCCTCCCTCTTTTAAGATAAGGAAAGTTTTTAAATAATGGTAGGTCAAAGTATTTGCTCCCTACTCCAAAACATATATTAGCAACTATATTAGCTCCTGTTGCAGATTTCCCGACTCCGTTCGCAGCAGTAAATAGATTGATAAAGTTCTTGTTATCTCCTACATTTCTTATAAACTCTTCTCCTCTAACATTAGGGATAAAATATCTAAATGCTTCATTCTCTTGCAGATACTTTTCTTGTGCTTCTATCTTAAGGAGTGCTAGTTGTCTTTGTTGTTCTGTCATCTTTGATATTTAACAATTTACTTAAAAGTTCACATAGACTAATTTGCCCGTCTTTACCTTTTAATAAATCAAGTTTCTCAGCGATTGCTTTCCAATTCTTTTTTAGTTATTTGTTGTTTCATAACATATTCTCCTTTTTCAAGGCGCTGTGTTGCGTTCTAAGCTCCTCTAACCAGTCAAGATGAGGATTATTACATCTATTTAAAGCAACGTGGCTAAATCTATAAATAGCCATTGATTGCTTTTTAGTTATCCTCTCGTCTTCACCAACGATCAATTCTATTACTTCTAAAGCTTTTGTTTTTAACTCAAATTCTTCATCGCGAGTTAAATTATTATGTGTTGGTTTACTTATGCCCATATTTTATCGTCTTTCATATTTTAACTTATTCCTGTAGAAAATATTGGGATTTTATACTTTTTAAAAACATCAAAATCACTAGCAGGAAGATATAGCTGAGTGAAAATGTATTTATCAAAACATTTATCACAACGAAACTTATTATCGCCAAATAAAAAACTGTTTCCTGTAATGTATTTATCACAGACAAAACATTTATTTCTTTTAGTTATATCTTCTATCTTCATATTTTAACTTATTTGTAAAATGTAACCCCCCTAGAAATGACACTTATCGCTTAACTAAGCTATTTATTTTCCTCATTTATTCGTTCTATTTCTATTTGTGCATCTTTATATGCTTCTGTGTAGTTTTCCCCGTCAAATATTAATACTCCATCAATGTACTGTTCGCTATCTTTAAATGTCGTATCACCGCTTATATAACCCATTTTTAACACTTTTAACTTCTTTTTTCCATCCATAACATTATAGTTAATTAGTAAAGTATAACCCCCTTATATTTAGCACTTTTCCTTTAAACAAGCGGTTTATTTCTAAGAATAAATTTAACCTCTCCTGTTTCTGTATCTAATTCTTCATCAACATAAAACCATTTATCCTCTTTATTATAGCTAAATTTTTCTAACATTTCAGCAAAAACATCAGGATATTTGGCTTGTAAATCATAATATCCAATACTTTTACCATTGTATAATTTTATCTTCATAATTAATTGTTTATCATTTTTAATTCTTCTTCGCTTAATTCGTTGTTTTTTAGCTTAGTTCTCATAGTTTTTAATTCTTCAGGAGATAATTGTTGAAGGATTTTTATTTCTATTAAAGGCTTTTCAGGAATATTGTAGCCTTTTAGTTTATAACCTAATTCTAATCCTTTAGAAACAGCTTGAACATCTATCTCTTTTGTTTTTTTGTCTGTTTTCTCTAGTAGTTTCCTGTGTTTTTCAGCTAAAAGTTTATCTGGTAAATATTCTTCCATTAGTTCTTGCCAACCTTTGGAATTTGTTAAATTTGAAGGATTTTTTGCTGTGTTTTCTGTATATCCTACATCAATCATTGACTTAGAAACGTTTCCACGATTTTCAATGACTTTTTTTAATGCTTGTTTTTGTTTTAATGTAGGCATATTATTTATTTTCAAAATATTTACATTGATTATTCTTGTTATATGTTATATAGTCATCTCTTACAATATTATCTATTCTACCAACGGGAGTATCTTTTTTGCCTAAATTCTTTTTACATTCTGGGAAATCAATTCCTCCGTGATAATAGAATCTTAATTCTTTAAAATATTTACAGTTTCCACAATATTTTTTTTCTTGTTTTTTCTTTGTTTTTGGCATAGTTTAAGCGATTATTTCTGAATATTTTTTGTGTAGTTCATACATTTCTTGTATTTCATTCAT